CCCTGGCAGATAACAGGACGGCAGAGCTGGCCACCTGGGACACGGAGGTCCTGAACTCGCAACTGCGGGAACTGAGCGAGGCCGGGGTAGACATCACAGAGTTCGGCTTCGTGCAACCAGACACACCGATCCTTGACATCGAAACAGTCGAGGACGAGGTGCCAGAACTCCCAGAGGTGCCAGAGACGCAGCCAGGCGACGTGTGGCAGCTCGGGGACCACCGCCTGGTATGTGGAGACGCAACAGACCCCCAGGTCCTTAGAATCGCAACTGACGGCCAGGCAGCGGATTGCGTTTTCACAGACCCGCCCTACAACGTGGCATACGAAGGCGGCACAAAAGACAAGCTCACGATCCAGAATGACGACATGGGAGATGAGGGCTTTTACCAGTTCCTGCTGGACAGCTTCAAGGCCATGATCGAGAACACAAAAGAGGGCGGGGCGATTTATGTTTGCCATGCCGATGGATCAGGCAACGCATTCCGAAACGCGTTCAATGCGGCAGGCTGGCTCCACAAACAGGTCCTCATCTGGGTCAAGGACGCGCTGGTGCTGTCCAGGCAGGATTACAACTGGCAACACGAACCCATCCTTTACGGGTGGCGACCAGGGGCCGCGCACTCCTGGTTCGGACCGTTCACAAACACCACGGTGCTGGACGATGCGAAAGACCTAACGGGGAAAACAAAGGCAGAACTGCTGGAGATTCTAGAGGCTGGGTTCGAGGCATCGACTGTGATCCGTGAAAAGCGACCCAGGAGAAATGACATCCATCCCACAATGAAACCCATTGCTTTAGTAGCCAGGCTGCTGAAAAACAGCATGGTCAAGGGCCAGCTGGTGCTGGATCCGTTCGGAGGATCAGGCAGCACCTTGATCGCGGCAGAGCAGCTCGGATTACAGGCGGCACTCGTAGAACTCGACCCAAGATATTGCGACGCAACGGTCAAGCGCTGGGAGGCCTTCACAGGTAAAAAGGCAGGACGGATAGATGCCAGCGGGCAGACCAAGTAAGCCACTAGAACAAAAGAGGATGCTGGGCAACCCAGGAAAGAGGGCGCTGCCCGAGAACGCCCTTGCCATCCCTATGGTTACGGAGATCCCAGAACCCCACAGACCGCTGCTGAAATACGGCCAGGAGCTGTGGGACAAGGTCTGGAGCATGGGGGCGACTTGGATCAGCCCAAACACGGACACGGAGCTTTTGCTGATGACCTGCGAGATGATTGACGAGCGATGGAACCTGCGCGTAAAGGTCATGCAGACCGACGATGCCAGGTTGCGCCGCGGCCTCCGAGAGCTGGACAGGCAGATAGTTTCCAACCTCTCCCTGCTAGTGTTCAGCCCGACAGATCGGAGCAGGCTCGGGGTGGCAGAGGTCAAGGCCAGGTCAAAACTAGAAGAGCTGATGGCGAAAAAGAATGAACGTTTCTAGCTGGCCGCCCAAGTGGCTAACGCCGGTCCCCCAGGAGGCCCTGGACAATGGCGAGGGTGAAATGGCCATAGAGTTCGCAGAGGCCTTCGGCGTGATCACAAAGGATAGCGTTGCTGGAAAAGCAGGAGAGGCCCTGCAGCTGCGCGACTGGCAGAAGGAACTTGTCAGGCACATTTTCGCACACGAAGACGGGGGCCTGAGACATCAGACACAGCTCATCGGCCAGCCCCGGAAGAACGGCAAATCAACTTTAGGCAGCATCCTCGCACTCTACAGTCTGATCATGGGACCCAGGGGAGGCGAGGTTTATAGCGTGGCAGCCGAAAAGGAACAGGCACGCATTGTTTTTGGCGACGCTCGCAGGATGGTGGAGGCCAGCCCAGACCTCACGGAAATTGCTAGGCTCTACCGCGACGCGATCGAGATACCCAGCAAAGGATCCGTGTATAGGGTTCTATCAGCCGAGGCCCCGACAAAGGAAGGCCTCAACCCGCACTTCGTTTTGTTCGACGAGATCCACGCACAGCCAAACCGCGACCTCTACAACGTTTTCAGTTTGGCCATGGGGGCCAGGGGAAAGCTGGCAACACTAGTCGCGATCACCACGGCTGGGGTAAAGACGGATAGCACAGGCCAAGACAGCATCGCTTTTCACCTCAAACAATACGGGGAAAAGGTAGCGCGGGGCGAGGTCCAGGACCCAAATTTCTTCATGGCGTGGTGGGAATCAACAGGCGACTTCCGCGATCCGAAAACCTGGGCCGAGGCAAACCCAGGATACGGAGACCTCAACGCGACGAGCGACTTTGAATCATCCGTGCGGCGCACAATGGAATCGGAGTTCAGAACAAAAAGATGCAACCAGTTTGTGAGCAGCCAGGAATCGTGGCTGCCAGATGGCAAGTGGGAATCACTGGAAAACAACTTTGAGATCAACGCGGAGGACGAAATAATCCTCGGATTCGATGGCTCGTTCAACAACGATACGACCGTGATCGTGGGCGCAACTATACCAAAGGAAGGTGCCAAGGCCAGGCTCTTCGTTGTAGGGGCTTGGGAAAAAGACCCGAAAATCCATGACGATGAATGGCGCGTGGACATTGGCGATGTAGAGCAGACGATAGTTAGGTTTTGTCAAAAGCACCCTAACGTTCGAGAAATCGCTTGCGACCCCTTCCGGTGGGAAAGGACGATGGAAGTCCTAGAAACAGACTACGGCCTCCCGATCGTGAAATGGCCATCGACAAGCCCCAGGAGAATGGTTCCTGCCTGCGCGAAATTCTACGATGCCGTGGTCGAGGGCCAGCTGGAACACGATGGAGATCCGCTCTTGGCGCGGCACATTTCAAATGCGGTGGTGAAAGTTGATAACGTAGGACCGAGGATTGTCAAAGAGAACAGGCAGTCCCCTCGTAAGATCGACGCAGCAGTAGCGGCGGTCATCGCACTCGACAGAGCGCTTACGGGTAGAATGGACGAAGTGGTCCCCGAGTTTTTCTACTAGGTGATAATGGCAACGATTTTACAAGCAGCCGGAGCAGCAACGATAACACTCGGGATGGCGCTGATTTACGTCCCAGCAGGCGTGATCACGGGCGGCATCCTGGCCATACTTTTCGGAATAGCATTGGAGCGCGGTAATGCTGAATAACCTGACGGAGCGCAGGGCAATAAGCTTCCAGTCCCTATGGGGCGCGGGGTCGGATTTTGAACTAGGGACCAGATCAGCGACGCTGGTCAACCAGGAGACGGCCCTCCAAATCAACGCGGTATACAGCGCGGTCTCCCTGATCAGCAGCACCATTTCCACGCTGCCCGTTGACGTATACATAAGGCGCGACGGATCCCCCAGGGCTTTCAGGCCGGCCCCGACTTGGGTGCAGCGACCAGATGTCGACTTCACAGAAAAGAGCGGATTTTATTCAGCAGTAGTGACCAGCCTGCTTTTGGATGGCAACGCATTCATCAGAGTATTTTCAAACCCCCAGGGCGAAGTGGTTAACCTCAGCGTCCTCAACCCACTTGCGGTAGAGGTTAAGCGCAACGGCATTGGCCAGGTTATGTTCACGATCCAGGGAGACAAAGCAGCCCTGACTTCAGAACAGGTTCTGCACATCACAGACGTGGTGCGACCAGGACACATCCGAGGGGTGAGCAGGGTCGAGGCACTCAAGGAAAACCTCGGATTAGCCTTAGCCCTAGAGGAATACGCTGCCCGCTTCTTCGGACAGGGGGCAAACCCCACAGGCGTGATTGAGTTCGAGGGAAACCTCACAGCAGAGCAAGCTCAAAACCTCGCAAACGGATTCGATGCCAGGCACCGCAACAGCGGTCGCAGGGCGCACAAGACAGGAGTCCTTTCAGGGGGTGCCAAATACAAGCAGACCTCGACGGATCCTGAAAAGTCACAAACAATCGAAGCACGCCGTTTGGCGATCGAGGATGTGGCCAGGGCCTTCTCCGTGCCATCCAACTTCCTGAACCTGCCAGGCACAAACACATACAGCAGCGTTGAGCAGAACTCACTCATGTTCGTCAAATACTGCATCAGGCCGCTGGTCGAAAAAATCGAAGGCGCGATGGGATCGCTGCTGAACCGATACCCAGGAGGCGAGCAGGCATACCTGAAGTTCTCCCTAGACGGATTGCTGCGGGCGGATTACGCGACCAGGAACCAGTCCTACAGCGTCGGACTCCAGGCAGGCTTCTATACCGTGAACGACATCCGACGCTTCGAAAACCTTGGCAGAATCGAAGACCCCAGCGCTGATACCGTGCGGGTGCCGCTGGCAAACGTAAACCTGACGGACGCAGAAATCTCAGGCCAGCAAGCCAGGGTCAAGATGGCCAGGGACCTGGTCATGGTCGGATACGATCCGATCGAAACCCTTGCAGCCTTTGAGCTGCCCGCGATCACACACACGGGTCTACCCAGCACCCAGCTCCAACAGGTGGCACAAATCGACCCCACAGACCCAGAAAGTGTTTACCCAGGCGAATGACAATTATTACCGATCGGATCACCCTCGGCACGGCAGCGACACTGATCGTGCCAAACGACAACATGGCGCAGGAAGTTCATTTGCACAATATGACCAAAAGCTCCAACGAATACATCTACGTTGGCAACGCATCAGTCAGCACGGCCAATGCCATCCACATAGATCCAGGCGAGGACCTGACGATGATGCTTCGTCCAGGCGATTCCCTATACGCAATTTCAGACCCATCAGGATTAGACGTAGGGGTGCTAAGGATCACGAAGGGCGACTGACGTGCCATATTTCATAACAGACGTGCATCCAGATTGCCCAGCATACGCTGTGGTCAAAGAGGACGGTGAGCTGCTGGCTTGCCATGAGAGCGAGCAATCAGCCATCGACCAGATGGTTGCGGTTTCACTAGCAGAGGAGATAGAACCAGGTGGTACTTATACCGGGACATTTCGGTTTGTCAAACGAGCAGCCCCCGACGAACTCGAAGTCGGAGACTTCGTCAGGTGGCAAAGCTCAGGTGGTCCAGCCCAAGGACGAATCGTTGAAATCGAAAGGGACGGCGAAATCAACGTCCCAGACTCAAGCTTCTCCATCGAAGGGACAGCAGAAGACCCTGCAGCCCTCATCAGGATCTACCGCGAAGACGACGAAGGGTGGCAGGAAAGCGAAACCCTAGTAGGTCATAAGTTCTCCACCCTGACCAAGATCAGCGACCTAAGAGCCTTAGCTGCTGCTGAAAACCGAGAGGTCAACCTAGATCCCCCCGCATACATGAGAGCAGCTGCCAGGAGAGGCCTGGAGTATTACGAGCAGGGGCTGGCAGGTGACGGACTGGTCGAGAGGACCGTGCGTGAAGCCCGGGCCATGGTGCGAGGATCGGTCACGGCAGATAAGTGGGTGCGGATAGCGGCATGGATCGCTAGGCATATGCCAGACCTAGATGCACCAGCCGCGGATCCAGACAATGAGGATTACCCCAGCCCAGGAGTAGTGGCTCACCTTCTGTGGGGCAGCGGTCCATCGAAGAGGGCAGCGACCAGGGCAATGGAATACGCCCAGGGGGTAGTTGCTAGAATTGAAAGCGAAAATGAAGGCAGAGCGAAAGGCGAAGCATTGAGCAAGATCGAAACTCGAAACACACCGACCGACATCGAGGTTCGCGAAGACCAAGACGGAGGTATGACCTTCGAGGGTTACGCAGCTGTGTTCAACAGCCCAAGTGAGCCGTTGCCGTTCACGGAGCGCATTGCCCCAGGAGCCTTCCGCGGATCGCTGAAGCAGCGCAACGACATCAAGCTTCTGTGGAACCACGACTCGGGCCAGATCCTTGGATCGACCAGGGCGGGAACACTGACCCTGACCGAAGACGACAAGGGCCTGCGGGTCAAGGCGCAACTGCCAAACACTACCTTGGGTCGCGACACGGCAGAACTCGTCCGATCCAAGATCGTGGATTCGATGAGCTTCGGATTCACCGTCACACGCGAGGGCGATGAATGGAATGCAGAAGGGACCGAGAGAACCCTGAAGGCAGTTCGGCTACATGAGATTTCCATTGTTGGCTGGCCAGCCTATACAGCAACAGCAGGAACCACCTCCATTCGCGGCCTAGACAAGATCGCAGCCAGGGCAGATGTTGATGCAGACATCCTGGCAGACGCACTCCTCAAGATCGAATCGGGGGAGACCATGAGCGTAGAAGAAAAGTCACTCGTCAGCAAGGTGCTAGATACCCTTGCTCCAGAGGAAGAAACAGGAGACCAGTTCGATGGTGCAGCCTGGCTCAACCTCAAAAAGAAAAAGCTCGAGACCCTAATAAAGAAGGCATAAATGAAACCCGAAGAAATCAAAAAGCGAATCCTTGACGCGCTGGGCAATCCGACCACGGGCGCGATCGTAGATCACATCGACACGATCGTCGATGCAGTCGTTGGCCGCAATGAAAAGTCCGCCTATAAGCCAGACGCCACAGACGGCGATGGCGACGGACTAGTCCAGGACGGAACAAAATACGAGCGGCCAGCCAAAGAAACTCGCGTGATTGGGACCTCACAAAAGAGGTAGAGTCGAGTTTTCCCG